AAGTGCCTTTTTTTGCGCTTTATTCTGGACTACTTTGATCTGGTGGTGCAGGAAAGCGATCGCCTTTTAAAAGATTTTAAAAACTGTTTTAACCTTGCTTGATTTGTTCCTTTCTTATCCGTCTTCTGTATTGGGCTTGTTGTGGATGTCGCTAATTAGTTGGCAGCATGCGCCCACCAGGCAGTAGGCGCTCATGCTGATTTTTTGCTTACAGGCTTCGTTTCTTGCTCCGGCGTGGCAACGGTATGACCACCTGGCGACCCAGCTCGTATACGAGATTCGATACGGCGCAAAATCTCTTTGTCAGTTTCTTCATTACCAGCCAATGCCATGCAAATAGTGTCTTTAAGCGATTCCCTGATGTTTAATCTTCTGATGGCATTCTCCAGTTCATCCAAGTCGCTGTCGGCCTGCTTAGTTTGCTTGGTGGGTTGCTGTAGGCGTTCCAAGATTCCTTTAATGCCCATATCGCATATTGCACTTATCAGTTGCTCCTTAACTTCTGTGGACGCTCTTTTCAATAACTCGTTAACTAGCTCGTTTGTAATATCGGGAGAAGGCTGCGCTGTTTGATTTGATAGAGAACCTTCTTTGGCGGTGGGTTCTTCACCGTAAGCGAGCCAATTTAAGCTCACTTGCTCTTTATCTGAGATAAGGCAAGCTATTTTAAAAGAAGGCTCTGTTCCTTTATGAATGTAGTTGTTTAAGGTTGAAGGGGGGATTCCCCAATCACTCGCAGCAGTTCTGACACTGCGGTTACCTATCAGCTTTACTAAACGCTCTCTGAAACTTTCTTTTCCCCGGTCGACAAAAGAAAAAGCATCATCATTTCTGGTCATTTTTTCTTTCCTCTATAACTAGTTGATTTTAATTGCAAAAACCACATAAAGACCAAAATCAAAAAGAAAATACAAAGAAAGGGCTATTTTTGCTTTACATGGGCTACATATGGATCAATACTTATATCCGAAGGGATAACACGGCGGTGTTATCCGCACGGATAACTTTTAAGGGTAACCTAATGATGGTTAGAAATGAAGTAATGAACAAAGACTGGCACCGCGAGTACATCGTTGCCGCTGTGCACACCAAAGGTTTTACATTGCGTGAACTTTCTGAACGCGCTGGTCTAAAAAAAGACTCTTTAAAAAATGCACTGTATCGCTCATGCCCTAAATATGAACGCATCATAGCCGATGCTATTGGTGTGGAACCTGCGGAGATCTGGCCAAGCCGGTATGCCAGTAAGGCGGCGTAATGTTTTATTCAGCCAATGAGCTGGCCGGTCTTCCTGGTTTGCCCGGTACAGTTCAGGGGGTGCGCTGGACGCTCAATCGGATCACAGAGACGCACCCGGAATGGAAGCGCAAGCGTGAAGGCACAAAAGCATTCGAGTATCACATCGACTGCCTGCCCGCTGAAGCGCAGAAAGTTTTACGTAAGCGCCTGACCCATCAGGTCCTGGAAGATACGCAACTGCCCGCAGTGGTTGAGCAGAAGGCAGTTAAAAACGTCACCGTTCGCGATGAACTGGAGGTGATGGTCAAATGCCCGGAACTGGCATTACGCGAAGTCCAGGCACTGACCGACAAGCAAAAGGCCATCGCTGATGCGCGGATATTGCTGGCTACCGAAGTGCATAAACTGCGTGAATATGCCGGAATGTCCAGGACAGCAGCAGTAAAACACATCGTTGATGGTATTCGTCAGGGGGCATTGCCTGAGCGCATTATTGAGGCCGCAGGCACTGCAAACGCCAGACAGGGTAAGCGAACTGGCGTCAGCTGGGGAAGTTTGCAGGAATGGTATTCCGCCTGGCTGATGGCGCGCGGTGATGCCAATCAGTTACTGGCGTTACTGGCTCCCGGTCATCATAAGGGAACACCGTGGGAGCAGGTCTGGTGGTTGAGCGATTTCTTTATGTTCTATCGTTCATGGAAGCGACCGACCGTTGAATATGCGTATCGCGAGTTTTCAGCCTGGTGGCATGAAAAGCACGCGAATGATGCGGGAATGCTGGCGGCACTGCCTTCAGTTCACGCAGTAAGACGGGTGTTAAGCAGCGTCCCGGTGATTGTTAAGGAGCGTTTCCGCTCCACAGGTTCAGCCTGGCGTTCGCTCAATCCCTTTGTGCGGCGCGACTGGACATCGCTACCGGTTAATGCGGTATGGGTCGGGGATGGTCACTGTATGAAAATGACCGCGTTTAACCCCCTGACCGGCAATATTTTCCGGCCAGAGGTGACGCTGGTTATGGATGCGGGGCAGCGCTTTGTTGTGGGCTGGTCACTGTCCCTGTCGGAGAACGTGATAGCCGTTGCTGATGCGTTACGTTACGGCATGGCGCAGCACGGGATACCGCTGATTTATTACTCCGATAACGGGGGCGGCGAAAAAAACCGGGTGCTTGACGCCGATATTACCGGGATTTTGCCCCGGCTGGGTGTGGAGCATCACACGGGGATACCAGGTAACCCACAGGGGCGCGGGGTGATTGAAAGGCTTAACAAGGAAATTCCCCGGGATGTGGCCCTGAGTTTCCGGACGTACTGCTCAAAGGGAGCAGACAAGGAAACCGTAATGATGCAGCAACGGATTATGCAGTCAGCCATTAAGGCCACCCACAAAGGGAAAGAGCTGACAAAACGGCAGGTTAAGGCGAGGGATGAAATCCCTACCTTTGAGCAACTGATGGCAGCCATAGAGCTGGAGGTCAGACGCTATAACAACCGGCCACACAGCAGCCTTCCCCGCAAAGAGGATGGCGAACATTACAGCCCGGCAGCGTATCGCCGGAAACTGATAAAAGAGCAGAATGTTGAAATTGATTTCCTGTCGCCGGAAGAACTGCATGAAATGTTCAGACCGGAAGTGACGCGCAAAACATTTCGCGGGGAAATTCAGTTATTCAACAATATTTATTACTCATATGATCTGGCCGCAGAGCACGGGAATGAAGTCAGGGTCAGTTACGATATTCATGATGCAAACAGCGTCATTGTCCGGCGGGCTGATGGCTCTTATATCTGCGATGCCATCTGGAACGGTAACAAGGTTGATGCCTTCGCTAAACCAGTTATCGAGCAAAAACTGGAGAAACGCGTCAGGGGCCGCATTGCACGGGCCACGCAGAAAATCGAAGAGGCTAAACGCGAGCTTACCCCGGCTATTACGCAGAAACCTGACTTTAATTTTGGATTTGGTCTGGAGCGTAAGGAGGAAAAGAAAAAAGAAGAACTTTATTTCTTTGCATCCGAGCGTGACCGCAATTTAAAGAAAGACGGCACAAACAACCGTTAATTTAAAAGGTATTTAATATGAGTTTAATTACGCAATTAAATGACGTAATGGCCCGTTGCGGCTATACGCAGACCCACGTTGGTCGCGCAATTGGTCGTAGTAGCGCCGTTATCAACCAGTACTTACAGGGTAAATATGTAGGTGACGTTACTGACGTTGAAGAGCGTATCTCTTCCTTTGTCAGTCGTGAGCTGGAGAAGCAAAGTAATCGTCGCGTTAAAGCGCAATTTGTCTCCACGAAAATAGCAGATAACGGACTGGAAATGCTCTCTTATGCTCATGCGTATTGTGAAATCTGTGTGCTGCATGGCGAGGCTGGTCTTGGAAAAACAATGATTCTGCGTGAATACGCCGCCAGAAACCGGGATGCGATACTGATTGAGGCCGACACAGGCTATACAGCCAGGGCGCTACTCGGGGAGCTGTGCCGCCAGCTGGGGGTAAAGGTTCGCGGCAACATTCACGAACTGATTGATGTCTGTGTGCGCGAACTGCGTGATTCCGGTCGTCTGCTGATGGTGGATGAAGCCGAGCTACTCCCCTACCGTGCACTGGAGGTTCTGCGCCGTCTGCATGACAAAGCGGGTATCGGGATTGTCCTGGCGGGTATGCCGCGCCTTGTGACTAATCTTAAGGGTAATCGTGGGGAGTTCGCTCAGTTATACAGTCGTGTGGGCGTGGCGCTTGATATGGGGAATACGTTGTCGCCAGAGGATTTTACTCCAATAGCCACAGAATTGATGCCGGAAGCGGAAACGCCAGAAATCGGCGAGGCGCTTTATACATATTCGCGTGGTAACGCCCGTCGCCTGTTCAAACTGGTGCGTGGCGTGTACCGGATGAGCGATGTCACCAAAGTACCGGTGAGCGTGGAAGCCATTGAGAAATTTTCCAAAATGTTAATTAAGTGACTGGAGTTTTGCGCATGGAAAAAATGGCTCTCAGAAATGAAATAAGGGCACTACAGAGTATTGGTCGTAATGGTTGTGTTTATTCTAATGGAACCCCTGGTGAAATTATTCCGTTTGTTGATTGCTTCGTGCCGGGTGAACTGCGCATTGATTTGTATTCCCGTGAACGGGAAATCAATGGAACCGGAAATACCAGCGACGACTGGGATGTTGATGAATGCTGTGCGCGATTAATGATTATTCCTTTTGAGCAGACTTTACAGGGGTTTCGTCGGGCTTATCGTCTTGCGCGTATGTGTGCCCGTCTTCCCCGTTATCAGTCACGACTTGCGTTTGCACTCAGATAATGCAGCGCAGAAATGTTAATTCACTGATGGAGAACAAGACGATGGACAAGCAGACCATTAACGCCGTCCGTTCCCGTGCCCGTGTGGCCATCCACACCACCGGCGGTCGTGTAACGGGGCAGCATCACCGTTTACCTGTGGTTTATGCCTGCCCACCTGTGGGTGGTCCTGTATGGCCGGTAACGGAAATCATCCAGACATTCAGCGGCCTGCGCCGCGTGGTGAAAACGTCCTGTATCGACGGCTGCACCGTCGTATGGCAGTAAAACGAGGAACTGAAAATGTCATTAGAGCTTGAGCTAACTTTCAGCCTGGACAGGCCTGGTAAACCGGAGAAAACCGTCGCGACGTATCAGTTGCCGCCTGATGTCACGGGAGAGCAGGTTTCCGACATTATCATAAAAACTCACTGTTTTATGAACGAAATTATTTTTAAATCGTTTGATTTCAAAGGAGAAAAACATGGCGGTTAAGTTGGAAGTAATTATCTATACCAATGAAAAAGGCTGTGTTTTAACCCAGACCACGGGGAGTTATTCGAAGGACGGAGCTTCCGAAAAGGAGTTTCAGGTGGCAACAAGATTACATGATGTTATCAAGGAAACGCTCAGAAATGACTATAACGGCGTGAATCTTTTTTCTGAAAACGTTGCGCCTTGCGCACATAACACAAATTAATCTGTAAATATTACTGAGGTAATTTAATTATGACGACTGAAAATAAAGTTAAGCAATACACGAAAACTCAAGCGCCTGAAGGTTACTGGGTGGATGCCCGTGGCGTAATGACACCTGAAAGCCTTATCAAAGATATTGACCGCGACCGCGAGCAGCTGGTCGGTGAGCTTGTGGAGATGGTGATTGCTGCCTCCGCCTCACTGCGGGAACTGAAACTGCGTGCCTTTGGTGATATTCAGGCGTTTATTGACCTGTCGGCGGAAAAATACGGCGCTGTGAAAGGCGGTAAAAAAGGGAATATCACGCTTTACAGCTTTGACGGGCGTTACAAGATTCAGCGCGCCATGCAGGACCGTATCGCGTTTGATGAACGCATTCAGACCGCGAAGTCGCTGATTGATGATTGCCTGGCTGACTGGACGGAAGGTGCGCGCCCTGAAATAAAAGCCATCATCAGCGAGGCATTCAGCACGGACAAGGAAGGCAACATTAATACCGGGCGCGTTCTGGCCCTGCGTCGCCTCGAAATTGAGGACGAACGCTGGAATAACGCCATGACGCTGATTGGCGAAGCGGTCCAGGTGATTGGCAGCAAAAGCTATATCCGCGTGTATGAGCGCGTCGGTGATTCTGATGAATACCGCGCAATCCCGCTTGATATTGCAGGGGTTTAACATGCATCAGGATATCAAAGAGTACAGAGCCGGAAATAGTTGCGCGGCGTATTCGCTGGGCGCGTCCAGAGCAGAACAACGCGGCGATTATGCTGAGGCTGAAAAACTGTGGCGTAAGGCAGCGCAAAGCCCGTGTAGCACCCTGCGCCGCATCTGGGCTGAACATCGTGCGGAGTTCTGCGCTAACGCTCACCTGAAGGGCTGGAGGCCACGCCATGAATGCGAAGAACTTTAATCAGCTATATCCGGTGGGGACTCGTTTTACACATACCGACAGCGCAGTGTTTGGTTGTGGTCGTGTGGTGAAAACTGTTGCGCCAGCCAGAGATTTTAAATGTGGTTGTGTGGTTGAAATTAATGTCGAGCCTTATTTCGTAAAAGTCGAAACACTGAAAGCACCGCATTAATTTAATTTGTTTTTAATTGTTATTTAAAACAGGCGTAAACCCGCCGGGGCTGGCTTACGCCTGAATTAAGGGGATTTGTATATGAAAGATAAAGTCTGGGATTTTATTGTTACTCCTGAAGGTTTTGCTACCCGTTCATCTGAGAAGTTAACCAATGTAACGTTATGGGCGTCATCATTGCTGGGCCATCTGGGAGCACCTGCCGATTTTATGTATGTGGTACTTGATGCACAGATTGCCGGGAATGCTATGGCCAGTAAGGGGGATTATATTCAGGGGGATTTGTTCGCCATGATGGCGAATGACACAGCAGCGCTGTATATCGCCACACGGAACATACTGACAAGAATATCCATGCTGTCTGACTGTAAGGATATGGAAGACCTCGCATACATCCTTGAAGATGATTTGCTCACTATCTCAGGTGTGCAGGAATCCCTCCCGCGTCAGCTGCGGTTTATTGACCTGATGGAGTCATATAAAGATAAGCCTGATTTTTTTCAGATTCGATTCAGCGGAATGGAACTGCTGGATGAATATTATCTGCTGGATTCGATTGCCCGTGATGTGAAGGCGTTCGTTAAGTCTGTTGACCGCCATTACCGGAAAGCTGAACGTCGTAGTTAATAAGTCTGTTTTTAATTTTATTTGTATATGGCGTAAACCCGCCGGGGCTGGCTTACGCCTGAATCAGAGAGAGTTTATTTATGAATATCGCTAAGCAAAAAAAGTTCGTCCGCGAAATTAATCTGACAATCGTTTGTTTTAATCGTCTTGCGACCAGTTCTCAATCAACAGCAGATGTTCATTCAGCGCCGCAGCCAGAACGAGCTCCCCACGCTCCTGAAGGCCGTGCCGGAAGTTGCGTAATTCAGAATTCAGGATGCTGAGGTTCAGACGACCATGAAAGATAAATACATTGCCAAAATCAAAAAACTGTTACGCCTTGCCAGAGGAACATCAAGCCCGGAAGAAGCCGCTAACGCTATTGCAAAAGCCCAGGCTTATATGCGCCAGCATGGTATCAGCGAAAACGACGCGGAATTGTTCGACATTCAGGAAGCTGCCAGCGCGGGTGCGCCGAGCGATGCCAGTACGCCGCCGCGTTATATGCACATCCTGTGTGACCTGGTATGTAAAGCCTTCGGTGTCGAGTGTTACATCTCCGGTGAGTACCGGGCTTCTGGTTCACTCAAACGTTACGTGCGTTTTTATGGCCATGACAGCCGCCCGGAAATTGCGGCCTACGCGTTTGATGTGCTTTCCCGTCAGATGATGGCTGAACGTAAAAAATATCAGGATAAACACTGCAAACGTTGCGGTCCGTCCACGCGGGTAGCCCGTGGCGACCAGTTCTGCGAAGGCTGGGTCTTTGGTACCCGTGATGTCATTGCGGTGTATGACGTCTCCCCGGAAGAAAAAAGCCGCCTTGAGCTTTACAGAAAGAACCTGCACAACACTAAGGGGCTGCGCGACGGGGATATGCGCACAGCTAAAGCGTGCCGGGGTGCAGAGTTTGCCGCTACAGCCGGTTTTATCGCCGGGAAAAACGCCAGGCTGCATCAGGGGGTTAATGGTCAGAGCAACAGACCGCTGGCACTGGGGAGGGCGTAACGATGGCTTTTAAACTTCTCAGTGTTACCGAAGCAATATACCAGCCGCCCGGAGAACGCCACGAATACAGGATGAATGACGGCAGCGCGGCGGTTGAGTTCCCTAAATATCCGGGGGCTTCCCGGTGGCGGTTCTATGACAGTGCGGGACACCGGATTATTAAAAGAACCGTACACAACGCCATGAAAGCCGCTGTAGAACGTCACAAAAGGAGGTTTAACTGCAAATGAATATTGAATTTTATAACTATGGGACTAAAGCAAAAATCATTGTTACCTGCTGGCTCTGGGAGTTTCGCCGCTATAACCGGGTTGTGGATGCGGCGTTGTTTGTAGCCCCTGAAGTGCACCATGAGAGCGGTGGCGGTCTTTTAATGAGAACTGTTATCACCGGCAAGACTGTCCCGATGTTACGGGCGTTTAAAGTGGCAAAACAGGAGGCTGGCAATGGTCATTGATAAAACGATAACGATAGATGTAGCCATGAATACAGGTCTGGCGCTTATTGGTTATGGCTATATCACTTTTATGTCATTCAGGTGGTTGATTTCTTCGGTCTTTAAACAATGTGAAAGACGTCGCTGCAAAGACAAGCGCGTGAAGGCACTGAATGCGTTTAATGACGCTTTTGATATTGACCGTATGCAACAGGGCGACCCGGCACGCGTAATTACCCGGGGAGATGTCGTGATTTTGGTATACCGGAGTGAAAAAAATGAGCAGGAGGCGGCGCAGTGAACCAGCAAACCAGAATAAGCGATAAGAGCCTGACCAGACTGATTGCCGATGCGGACAAGGTGCTGGAGCGGAACACCCCCGTTGCCGATGAGGAATGGTGGCAGGATTTCCGGGCCGCAATGCTGGAACTTCAGGAGCGCCGCAGGGCTGACAGTACAGAGTCAGTAGTAAATACAGGAGAATGAAACGATGAAAAACCGTAAAGCAATACGACTTCTTTTACAGCGACCTGTGTGTGTGGTGGAGCTGGTTATCAGCAACCATAAGATAGCTGTACTCCATCCATTTGGTCAGGTGGCTTTTACCGTAAATCGTAAACCCACCGCGTCACAGAACAGGCGGAAGAAAGGGTACGCAGTAAGATGAAAAACCGTAAAGCAAAAATTCTGTTAGCTCGCAGAAACGGTGTTGGGGTCTGGCGATGGTTGAGGATTAGTAACAGACGAGTGAGGTTGACGGGGTGTTGCGGGGTGATGTTGCACAGCTGTTGCAAAAAGCCCAGCGCGGCGCAAAACCGCAGGAAAAATCACGGTATGTAAAGGAGGTGCCAGGTGAAGAAAATGGTTTTTGTGGCGGCATTGCTGACCGTTACCCAACAGGCGCAGGCTTCAGCAGTTATTGTGGCATCTGCCGCTGCGACCACGGCTGCTGTAGCTGCTGCAAACTCTGCGAATATCGCAAGCCAACAGGAGCGGGACGCTGCTAACGCATCAGCTAGTGCTCTCCCGATTTCTGTTAAGGGCAGTAAGCAACATCTGGGGTTCATAACGTGCGGTAAGCGTTCTTATGAAGCTGTAGGCTCACTGGGATGTACGGTATATGGCGACAGTGAGAGCAGAGAAATTCCATGGAAAACGTGGCCCGGATACGTTCTTGGCTCGAAGCTCCCGGCCAGTTATGAGGTAAACGCCGTGTCGTTTGATCACTATAACGGCGTGGCAACTGTCTATTTCACATACTGAGGCCCGGCATGAAATTTTCTGAATCACGGAGCAACAACACAATGAAAACTATCAAGGTATTAATCCTTGTTATTGCATCAATCGTGTCTTTTGTTTTTGGCGCAATGACTGAAAGAGGTGCTTTATGAATAACGGATGTCTTGTCGCTGTTGTTTTTATTGTTTTCGGCGCTTGTTTTTTCCTTGTTGATAATACCACTCATACAACAACGAACGAGCAAGAATCCCCTCATTGCGTAGTAAGGAAAAATTTCAGCCAGCGAACCATTACGCATTGTGATGATGGAAGCGCCACGGTTACTGATGGTGATAAGTTTATCTACTGCTCAACAGGTAAGAATGGCTCGCCATCCTGTCATGAAGTGACGCTCGGTGATGGAGATAAATAATTCATCATATTGAGCGGATAATAATCATGCGCAGACCAAAACATATGTTTTGGTCTGCCAAAAGCAATGTTTTGGTCATTATGAAGATTGAACAAATCGGAATGGCAGCCTTCCGGCAGCAGGCTGAAAGCGGTGGCGTGGATGAGTTCGTCGTGCAGCGGTTCGGTGGTGTGTATCACCTCTTCGCTGTGAATCGCCGCGCCGGGGTGTCCTATTTTCTACAGGAACGCCGTGGCGATTACAAGACGTGGCTGTCTCTTGACCGTGCCGCCGCGTTCCTGTCAGGAATTGGCGTTTCACGTTTTACCGTGCGTTTCGAGGATAACAAACATGCTGAAAAAGATGATCGGGGCCATTAAAGCCGGTCAGGCGTATCTGGGGTGGGATGATGCCCTTTATCGCCAGACGCTGGCCCGCCTGACCGGTAAAACCAGTACCACACGCTGCAATCTCGATGAACTGCGCATCATCCGGGAATACATGCACGAACAGGGATTCCCGCGCAAGGCACCCGCCGGTAAAGGTCGCCGCCCTCGTGTTGCAATGAGCAGAAAATCAGTATTATCCAAAATTGAAGCGTTGCTGGCTGATGCAGGTCGTTCCTGGGCGTATGCAGAAGGACTGGCATCTCACATGTATAAGCAACATGTGATCGAATGGCTGACAGATGATCAACTGTTCGGGGTGATGGTGGCGCTGACAAAAGACGCCAGAAAACGAGCCAGAGCAGCACGTAAACAATAAAGAATCAGCCCCTACCTTGCAGGGGCTTTTTTGTGGTCTGTACAGGCGATCATGTATGGCTATAATAACAGTAAGTTACTACCGGAGACGCCATCATGCAGACCTTCAGTGAAACAGATCTTCGCGATGCGCAGGCACTGCTGCCCGATTCCGTGCAGCAACTGATTAGCGTGATTGGCTTCCCCGCCCTGACCCGGTTAATCCGTTCTTTTGGTGGCGTGACGTTAAGCGGTAAAACCGGCGCACACGCCGGACGCACCGGCGGTGTCCATGCCCTGTTACATGATGTGCTGACCGAAGACGAAATCAACAAACTGATCCGCTTTCTTGGCGGTGCACCGTTTTACATTCCCCGTTGTGATCATGCGTTACGTGCCCTGCGTAACACCCGTTTTATGGCTGATTTACAGCAGCATGTAAAAGACGGATGCTCACACCGGCAGGCGCTGGCACTACTCTGTCCCCGTTACGGGATTTCAGACCGGTATGCATGGCAACTGATACACCGACGACAAAAACAGACTTCGCTGAAAAGCCCCACCCAGGTG